TAAATGCTGCGAAAGGTTCGTAATCAGAATTTCTATTCCATTCGGAACTTGCTTTAAACACACCATGACCTTCAAAGTATGTCTCACCCGCTGTCATAGCCCTCGGAGGAAACTCTTCCAACCCACTAGGTTCATCGAGGACCGCCAACCTTCCTTGAGGTTCGTCCGTCCCTATCCCGAGCCGACCTTTCTGTAAAGTCATCGAGGATTTGGCCCTCCCGAACTCGTCCTTTTCGGCATCCCAAATCTCGAGGGCTTGGTTTTGGTCAATAAACTTATCGTAGACCCTAAAATTGGCCACTCGGTCGATGTTCCCACCACCGATCTGGATGGGGACGGAGTCGACACCTGTGCCGTAGAGTTCCCACGTGTCTACACCAGCGAAATTAGCACCCCCGGTTGATATCGCCTCTATGACAAGACGGAAATATTTAAAAGCTTGTGTAGGTGCCGAAGGTGGTGTATATGTGACCGTTTCAGTTGTTGTAGTTCGTGTCACATCTTCGAAACGATGTAACGTTGTCCACTGACCAGTCAAATCATTACTACCTACGATGTATCCATCCCTCGGTACACGTTCTTCGTGATCAAACGGTGCGAGAATAGTAGAATAACTATATATAACTTTGTGTGGAAATTCAATTTGAAGCCACTCACCGTATTTATTTACACCTTCAACATTCGTCGCAAACGTGGTTCCAGTGTAACTCAGAGTTGATGGACTCGATGTAGTATAGGTTCCACTGGAGGTCGACCAATACGATGACCCCTCGATTATACCATCAAAAGCTTCCCAAGCATTATATGGTCCCAGAGATGTAAATTCACTACTCGCACTCACCACATACCCCCTCTGGGCCGGACCAGTCATCGCAATGTGCGGATACTTCAAGACATTCGTGGGATCGGGAAGGCGGACCAGGTCATTCTCGCGGTGGCCGTAGTATTTGAGTTCTCCCAGGTTTAAATACGCGTATCCAGCGTTTGTTAATACTATTAATGCGATATACCTGAAACTACCAATCGTACTCACTGCAAACGTTGAACCTGGGTTATCGGTTGTAGATACACGGGGGTTAATAGGGGTGCTGTCGGTTTTTTCATGTAGTAAAGTCCATACACTATCATCATTACTACCGTATACTTTCCAGGTTAGGGGTGATGAGTCTGGCTGACTTACGTCCCCTCGAGGAGTTATATTATATGAATTTACATGCAATTTGTGAGGTAATTCAAGTTTGAGCCAGTATCCAGATGGTAGTGTAGAACCATCTACTGTACCAGGCATTGTAGGTCCACCAGTCTGATTGGTACCGGTGCCGGGTGTGGCAATCAAACCGAACCCGAAAAAATTGTTAATCCGGTTATCAAAAGCATAATGTGGTAATGCATTTGTCGAACCTGGTGTGATACTTCCATTCGTGCTTAACACATACCCACCCTGTGAGAGCCCAGTCATCGCGAAGGGTGGGTACTCCCCGAAGGTATCTTCGGCTTGGTCTTCGGCCACCTTACGTCCATCGAGGTAGGTTACTCGGGAGCCACCTTCACCTTGGTACGCGTAGGTCAGGTTGTGCCACGTGTTCGATTGGAGATCTAGATTTTCAGAGTTGAGGTGCTCCTGGTCAGAAACCGAGAAGACACACGTATTCGAGACGTTCGCCTCCAAGTTCGAGGAATTGAACCACACGGAGACCGCATGGGGTTGGTCACCTTCCAAGAAGGTATTGGCTTCGACCGAAAGGTTCGATGTGAGGGTTCCGTTGAGGGTCCAGTATTTATTAGGTGAGGTCATAGTCGACTGGTTCCCCGAAGGGTCGGGACCACCCGAAATCTGGTTCGTTCCCTGACCTGTCGCACCATCGACCAGGACTTGGACACCCGTCAGTTGTGGGTTATTGAAACGGGACATGAAAGTCGTATCGACCGAATGGTCACCAGCGGGTGTGTATTCTTCGTAGCCGTAGTATTCTATTTCTTGGACGCCTACAATGTTAGTTCCATTTGTTTTAGTGAAAACGATACCGAAATGTTTAAAGTGAGTTGTGTGACTAATATCAAAGACTCCCCACGTTTCGTTGTTAACCCAATCTGTATTTTGGTGGTAAAGTTCAACTATTTCCGATGAAAAATTATCATTACTTCCAAAAATCTTAAATTGTGCAGGACTTTGAGAGTTACCCGCACCACCACCCTGAAATGTACGCGGGAATATACGAACTTCTTTAGGTTTGATTTTATATGGTAATTCTAATTTAATAAATTCACCGTAAGCTGTACCTATACCATGGGTTGTACCAATGTAATCACCACCCGCGGCGGGGTACGTAGAAGTGGCGGAAGTCCATAAAATACCACCCGCACCAGCTTCAATATCTTGGAGCACGTCATTAAAAGTATGATGCACCGCGTAGGATGCATTGTATTGACTACTCGCCGTTACCGTATATCCCGCTTGTGTGTACGTGTTGGTCGTGTCGTTACGATCAAACTTCCCCTCTTCAAAAGCAATCTCGGGATACTTTTTTAAGGTTGGCGCGACCCGCCCGTGAGGTCCCGAAACGTCCGTGATCACGTTGGAATTGTGCTGGATCCCTTTCGTTTGGATACGGCCTGTGGTCGTATCGATCATCGTGTTCGATGTCCCGACGAACGTAACCACGTTCGCATACCGAATCTCGAGGTTATCCACCGTCTGTTCCAAAGACATATCTATTATGAAGGGAGGTTTTTTTAAGTGACGGAGTCACTTGATACGAGTGGCTCCGCCACTCGGGATGTCTTTCTTGCAAAGTGGGTTGCACTTTGGAGGAAATTATTTAATCCCATACAAGACCTGTAATGGTTCCATAAGCGGTATTCCATTGATAATCATTCGTACTATTAGGATCCACTTCTAACTGAACTTTATATGAATCGCCGAATGTTAAACCAGACATAATTCCGAGATACCCATGTCCATCTAAACGGGTATTATCTACGTAATGATATTTTATCCATCCCGAGCTACTTGGAAAATACAAGACTTCATCGGTGCGTTGATTTTGAACGGCTATTCTATAGTTTATGGCCCGTGCAGTTGCAACGTAGTCCCCTGTAATTGAAATCGAGTACAAAGGATCGCTTGAATAAGCTGTCCACGCTTCGCCATAAGAAACGTAGGTTTGCCACCCGTCTAGTGTAAAATGTTTAGCACCCGATTCCAGTCGAATCATTCGTGCTCTTGTTTTTCTCAGGGACCCACTTATGTGAACATCCCCCCTCACATCCAAGGCCGCCCGAGGCTCTGAAGTCCCAATCCCCAAACGCCCCGCCTTGAGGGTCATGGACAAGTCCCCATGTCCAAAGTCTTCCTTCTGATAGGCGTAGAGTTGCCAAATCTCGTCGGTGGTCAGGGCCCGGTTGAAGAGGCGGAAATTGGCGATTTTACCGTCCCAGGGAGACTGTAATCTTGGACCGCTACTGGTGTACCAATCACCTATAATGATATTATCACTCGTGCTCCAACTAAAATCATTATTAGTACTATTACCGGGATTATTAACTCCCATTCTTTCTACACCGTTTAACCATGCACGGATATTAAAAGCTCCTCCACCGGGATACACTATCACTACATGATTCCACATATCCTCTAAAAAAGTTACATATGGAAAATTTTTTCCACCACTACCACTGTGCCAGTGACGCAACGAGGAGGCCCCGTTTGTCTCCGGCCTCCACCAAGAAAGACCACCATTTAGATTATTACCATATCCAAAACCATATATGCCATTTTCAGTAGTCATATCAGTTTGGGGTCTATCCGACCGAAACCATATACTTATACTATATGGTTGATCTCCCGAAAATCCTAATGGGCCAGTTGTAATATAATCATCCACCCCATCCAAAACAAATGCTCCATTTGATACTTGTGGGTCACCAAAGGCTGTTCCATTATTAGTCGTCCCCCCCAAACCTGTTATAGCACCAGATGTCGTCGAAACAGCCCCATCCACCAAATCTTTCGCATCATAGTAGACCTCCAACCAATCCGTGTTGGGAACGTTGGGGACAGACTTGACCACCACGTCCACCCCGTCAGCTTCGGGGTCGTATTCAGGGACGCCGAAGAGTTCCCATTCGCCTATATTTACAGAGTTTCCAGCAGCATCCAATGATTCTACCACTAGAACATAATAATTATAGTATTGTTCTGAATCTACATCGATCGTGGCGTAGTTATTACCACTTAGGTATGTCTGACCCGACCAGCTAGTCACTCTATACCAGTCAGTTCCATTAATCGAACCGAGTATAGTAGCATCTTTCGGCATCCTGAAATTATATGTCGTTCTAGGTGCTAATCTGATTTTTTCGAGTTTAATTTTCTCGGGAAGCTGTATTTGTATCCATTCACCCTCTACAGCGCTCCCGGTAACAGGTGTTACCGAATTACTACCTATATAAACACCAGTTGAATATGTTGATCCTTCATCATGCCAGCCCTCCTCTTCTCCTGCTATAGTATTAAACGCCCTATAAGGTTCCCAACCCGAACCAAGTGCAGTGCTAGCACTCACCACGTACCCCGTCGGTGTAGAAGGTCCAGTCATAGCCACCCTCGGATACTTAATAAGCTTTTTGGATCGGGGAAACTCCGTAACCACGTTGGAGTTGAGTTTTAGGGCGGCTGTGTTTGAGGTGTGGAGCATGTTCACGTTTGAAACGATGTTCAGGTCTGAGACATTCCCAGTGATGAGCGCGTCCCCCACCACGTGTAAATTAGACGTGGGTCCGTTACCGTCGACACCGACCCCGAGACTTCCTGTGGTTGTATCGATCACCGTGTTTGACGAAGCCCCGACGAACGTGATCGTATCGACACTCTTGAAATCGAGCGTGCCTTGGGGTGTCGCGATGGGCATCGTATCTACTATGGAGGGAGGTTTTTTTAAACTGGGAAAAGCCGTCGGACGGAACAAGTCCTGCGGTCTTGGAACTCTGGTTCTTACAAAGTGGGAGGCACTTTGGAGGAAAAGAACGAGTGATGTATCACTCGGGAGGGGTTGGCCAAACGGGGTTTTCCGGATCTTCGGTGGCTGTGGGAAGGTCGCGGAGAGCTTGGCGATAGTCCAGCCACTCCTGTTTCTTTTCGGGGGTGGCATGGGGAAAATCGACGGTCACGTACTTATCAGACTGGTCGAGGAGGGTGTTCCGCTTTTTGCGGAGTTCCTTTAAGGGCTGCGCCGCTACGTATTCATTCCATTTTTCAGTTAATTCTTCGAGGGTTGGTTTTGGGAGTGTGTTTTCTTCCGACCATATTAAACCTTCATACTTTTCACCATTGAGAGACCATACATGTCCCTTGTAATAATTAGATAGAATGCAAGGTATATCCATTTACTTTTACTTTTACCATAGAAATTTACTGACACACCTCTTTGGCAGTTATAGAACTTAGTGTACGTGCCCAATATGTTCCGTTATTGCTTCCATTTCCATCATCATGACCCCTGTTTACATATATATAATACACCGAATGATACGTCCACGCCTGGATCTGATAGGTTATTGGTTCTGTACCACCTATCGTATCATAATATTCAAATGATTGACTATCGACAGAACTATCACCAGAACCCGAATGTGATGTTGTACATTTACCCTGATTTTGTGTATTCGCCTCGGGACCTACTGATGGTGCTATAGTAGTGGTGGACCCTCCCTGTTTTCGTTGTATCCTAAGGTAAGCACGGCCATATGCTCCAGTAGATACAGTATAAGAAACCAGTATCTTACTATTGGCAAATTTTGGGTGTATTGTTACCGCTAATCCCGGAACATCATTACCGGGTGAAACTGGGTGATTACTGGCTCCAGTTGTAGAAAATGTATCTGTTTTCGTAGAACTTACGGTTTGTATGGTTAGACCCGATGCTCTTAAGTTCCCCCTCACATCCAAAGCCGCCCGAGGCTCCGAAGTCCCAATCCCCAACCTACCCGCCTTGAGGGTCATGCCCAAGTCCCCGTGCCCGAAATACTCCTTCTGGTAGGCGTAGAGTTGCCAAATCTCGTCGGAGGTCAGGGCCCGGTTGAAGAGGCGGAAATTGGCGATACTCGAACTAGAAGATTCACCACCACTTAAAAGAGATGCGAGACGTACACGAGTGCTAGTACCAGATCCCCAATTGAGGTAATACGCGGAATTTCCGGCTTGTGAACCTAATGTAGAATACGATCCCGAATATAAAACACCGTCTACGTAAAAATCGGCATCTCTATCAATGGCTACAGTCTCGATTGTTGATTTTATGACAACAACGATGTGATGCCAATTACCAGTTGTAAAAAGAACGTCACTTGTATATTTTCCGGATGCATGATATGCATGTAATAGTTTACCACCCATGAGAGCGAGTCCAGACCAACTGTTTTGAGCTGTTGTATTTCCCCAGACACATAAGTAATGATTATTTGTATCATCCATATCCCCCGTGGATGGTTTAACCCATAATGAAAACGTATGTTGAGGGGTTCCAACTGCATTTATGGTTAGACCACTTTCGATATAATCCCCCGAACCGTCGAAAACAAAAGCTCCGTCAGATACGGTTACACCTCCATAAGCTGTTCCGTTATTGGTCGTACCACCCAAACCCGTTATAGCACCCGCCGCCGTCGAAACAGCCCCATCCACCAAATCCTTCGCATCATAGTAAACCTCCAACCAATCTGTGTTGGGAACGTTGGGGTACGACTTTATGGTCACATCGGTCCCGTGCGCCTCGGGGTCGTATTCGGGGGTGCCGTAGAGTTCGATTTCATGAATGTTTACGTAGGTACCACTTGAACCGGCTTCAATTTTCTCAAATACAAAACCAATATAGTCGTAATACTGGATTGAATTTATAGTAAAACTGGTAGATTCTCCAGCCGTAAAAGTAGCACCTGTCCATGAACCAATAACATTCCAATTCGTTCCATTCAAACTTCCCAAGACCGTCGCATCAATTGGGTTTCTCTGACTATCGTATCTTGCCCATAAATCTACGGACTGAAGTTGTATTTTATCAGGTAGACGAATGTATGCCCAATCACCGCTTACACCACCTAAACTATCACCCCTGGTGTAATCACCATTGCTATCGTATCCAACGGTGCTGTCGACAAAGTGAGGGCCTGCGTGACCAGATTTTTCACGTAAAACGTTGTCAAAAAGAGCCCAGGCTTGTCGATTGGAAGTACCATTTTTCGAACCTGTAGTTTGTGAGACAAAATGGCCTTCGTATCCCGACACCGTTTGCGAGGCACTCGTCAAAGCCACCCTCGGATACTTAATAAGTTTCTTGGACCTCTGGAACTCTGTCACCACGTTGGAGTTGAGTTTTAGGGCGGCTGTGTTTGAGGTGTGGAGCATGTTCACGTTTGAGACCACGTTCAGGTCTGAGACATTTCCAGTCACAGCGAGTTCCCCACCCACCTCCACGTTGGCGGTGGTGACGATCCCCGTAGTGGCGTTCGAAAACTGAACCGTGTGGGGTGTGACGTTCCCGTTGGCTGTCGTATTCGCGAGTGTGTGCGTCGTGGCGACAACCTCGACGGTCCCGAGAGAGAGGGTCCCACCTACACTGAGGTTCGAGGAAGTCGTGACCCCCGTCGTGACGTTCGTGAAGTTTACTGTTCCACCGACATCCGACGCTGGAGGCGCAAACTCTATGGCACCCAGTTTCATCACGTCGGTCATGACATTCCCTGAAACTTTTAGATGCGCGTTATTGATATTGAGAACCGAGTTCTCATTCGTCACGTAGTACGACATATCTACTATGGAGGGAGGTTTTTTTAAACGACCAAAAGCCACTTGATACGATGGAAGTCCTTATCAAATGAGTGTTTCATAAGGAGTTTGTTTTTCATGTACGAGCAACTATGTTACTCGGGACTTAGCCACAATGGTACGTACACCCGACGAAGGCTGCCTTGTGAACAGCGTTCGCTTCATCTGTGATGTTTCCGTCGGCATCGAGGTATCTGATTTTATATGCCTTTTCTGTTTCGTCTGTATCTTCCCACTGAAACTCACCGTGTTCGTCGAGGACGTTGACCATCTCTTCTCTCTGTTCATACACGAACGTATCCTTTTCGGGGTTTTCTTTCACAACTTCCATCTGGTCAATTCTATAGTGCACATCTTCGATAATTTTGCGTTTCGTTTCGGGTAAAGTCTGGTACTCTTCTTCTGTTATTTTGACGTCACCGTACCGAATCCAATAGTCAATCATTCTGGACTCTTTCTTAATCACTCGTTTCACTTGAGTAGGGGGGTTAAAATCACAATCCATGAGTATCTTCGCGACTGTATAGTTATGTAAAATGTCGTCGTCTTGTTTCATACCGTATCCGGTGACGTTCGACGTTGTGATATAGTCACCCGATTCGAGTATTCCGTTGGTGTTTACGACCCAAATAGCACCTTCACCCACCGAGTTCACGTATACACGCGTGTCACCTTCCTCTTTTTGCATTAGCGATGCGAAATTACCGTGTACCTCTTTCCGTGTTTCGGGATCTTCGGTGGTTGATAGGACACCAAAACACCTTTTGTCTTTTGCCTTGGTCGACAGGGAGACGAGCGGCAAGGATTCGTTTATAGTTATCGCATCTTTACCATATGCTACACCCCCGCTCATTTTTATAAATTCGTTTTGGTCTGCGACAACAATTAAACCCTCCTTGGAATCAAGTTGATTGGTCGGTGTATCTTTGACAAAGGTTCTGTGTTGCCCGGTAAAGTTCATTTGTATGTTATTTAAATTGTCTTGAATCCAGCCAGCTGAAGTTAATGTTCCATTTCTCACGACATTGAAATAAAAATCGTTATCGTTTGACGCTAGGTTTGCATTTTGTGCACCTAACCACCACCCATAATTTTGAGATGTATTACCATTGTATGTCGATTGTATAAATAAGTTCTTTCTACCGTTCACTGCCACCCCATTATCTTTACCGTCCACTCCGATGAGTAGTGCGCCACCACATGCGAGTGTTTCACTATCTTCAGTAGATGAGAATCTAAAACAATTGCCAGTCCCAAATGATTCAGTGTTCAGATGGTAATAACGAAGGTATCCATGTTGATTCTTCGAAGTGTCGTCAGTAAACTTTATTCCAACACCACCTCCGGCCGTTGATTTCTCTAAATAGAGTGTATCCGTACCACCGACAACATGAAGTTTGTTATCCGGATCCGTCGTCCCGATACCGACGTTGCCGTTACTTCCCAAGATACGCATATGCTCTAGACGAGGTACAGCACTCGGATACGCTTGGGCAAATGTAAAGTTTCTGGAAGTGTCCATATTTATAGCTGAACCAGCACCAAATATGATGTCGGCAGCACCATCACCACCCGTGTCATTCGAATCACTAACAATCAAAACATCGTTGTCGGAACTTAATGCGATATCCGACCCACCGTGAATGAAACTCTGGATATCGTTTTGACCTAACAGAATGTTCCCATGAACCTCTAATTTCTGTTGAGGTGACGTCGTCCCGATGCCTACATTGCCCGTTTGATTTTGAAAAACGGTATCACTACCCCCCGTATGTATATAGAAGTGTCCACTTCCATCTTTATACAACCGTGTAGAGTTGGCACTGCTACTTGTGAGTGTGATACCATCATCAACCGTATCCCCTTTTTGGCGAATTGCTAAAACACCACCAGTGCTGTTAACTCCTGTACCACCATCAATAGTCAATAGACACGGTGGATCAATCGTCCCGATGCCTACTCTACCATTACTAGATAAAACCATTCCTTCTGCCATTGCACCAGAACCATTTGGTTTGTATTTAAATACAAGCCCTCCTCCATAACTACCATCAGTGCCTCCAAGTCTGGCACCGAAAACACCCCCAGTTGTTATCATGCTACTAGAACCATTCCAATATCGCTGACAGAATGTTATACCACCCCCGGTTCCAGCATAACTAAGGGCACTGGTACAATTTATTCTTAATTGATTCACATTATTTGAACTATCACTAGAATCTTGTGTCGTTGAGGATATTTCGAGCTTTGCCTGCGGACTCGTCGTCCCGATGCCGACGTTGCCACCAGATTTGATACAGAGTGTTTTAGGATTGGTGCCGAAACTATCACCCCAATGACCAAATTGTAAAACTCCGGTTGCACTTCCATCACCTTGTTTATACCTTATGAGAGACGTTTTGTCTATTGCTGTATCTTCACCGATCAGTATATCTGTTTCAGTTCCGTCCCCATAAACATGTAATTCCTTTTTCGGACTCGTCGTCCCGATCCCCACCCTAGAATTCACCGTGTCCACGAAGAGGTTGGCCGTACCCACCTCCAGGTTCGATGTGACGTAGGCGTTCCCGACGACGTGGAGATTGGACGTGGGTCCATTGACATCGACCCCGATCCCAAAACTTGCGTTTACCGTATCGATGACAACGTTCGAATTTTCCCCGACGAACGTAGCCTTATTCGTCCCCTGAAAGTCTAGGATACCATTCGTTGACATATCTACTATGGAGGGAGGTTTTTTTAAACTGGGAAAAGCCAACGGACGGGACAAGTCCTGCGGACTTGGAACTCTGGTTCTTACAAAGTGGGAGGCACTTTGGAGGAAATTTTTAAGCTTCCCATGATTGGGTTTCTTCATTCCATTCATAAGAATTTTCGCTGTCTGGTCTAGATACGGGAGGTTGCCAATGACATTGGTCATCGAGGGTCCACGAAGGGTAGGGTTGAGGTGCCGAGAAGTTATCTTTATCTGGGTGATACGTAAACCCGATCCCCGCAAAGTTTTTACCTTCTGTGTCGTGATGGGTTCTGAACCATATTCCATCTAATTCGTACTCACACCAAAGTTTACTCTTCGCTCCGATGACTCGAAGAACTTCATTGGTTTGAGGATTTATTTCTGCAAATTCAGGCATTCTATATGTTTAGTTGAGATATCTTATTATCACTATTCCCGAGCCACCCGAGCCACCGTGTCCATCATTAAAATATCCTCCACCACCTCCTCCTCCCCCTGTATTGGGTGTACCAGCGGTACCGTTGCCATTAGAACCAATACCACCTCTCCCACCACCACCATTTCCCTCATTCCCGTATATTACCCCCCCACTAGTTCCATCTCGGTTATCACCACCACCACCACCACCCGCGTAATATGTAGATGTCCCCGAAATACTTGATTGTAGACCGACACCCCCGTTCTGGTTGGTCGCGGCCGCACCAGCTCCACCCCCACCTCCCGTTCTTCTGGGATTAGACACACCGTTTGCACCGTAATTACCCTGTCCAGTTGTACCACCCCCCGCTGTTCTACTATACGAGGCACCGCCACCTGACCCACCATTTGCTCCACTAGTGTTTTCAGAACCACCCCCTCCGCCACCAGAACTGATAATACCGAGTGCAGACGAATCATTACCGTTACTAGCAGTGACATTATCCGCTAATGCACCAGCACCGCCACTACCGATTGTAATAGTGTACGAACCAGGTGTTACATTTGGCAGTGTTCCGGTGAGCATACCACCCGCACCTCCACCTCCACCTCGGTCAGCTCCCCCACCACCACCACCCGCGACTACCAAGTATTCAACTTCACCACCTGAAACAACCGTAAATGAACCACCAGTTGTAAATGTGTGAATCGTGTATCCATCTTCAGTCGTGATAGTACCACCCGTAGCACTAACACCCCCTAAAAATGACCATACCGTTCCATTATAAAATTCCAACTTTCCTACACCTGTATTAAACCGAATCATACCCGTAACACCCGTGGGCTTCTGTGCAGTCGTCCCACTCGGAACGACTACGGCCCCAGATCCCGCGATATGAAGTTCTGCACCCGGTGTAGATGTCCCCACCCCCACTCTGTCATTCACTGTATCAACAAAGAGGGTATCCGTGTCGACTGCGACGTTCCCGGTCACAGTCAAGTCCTTCCCCACCTCGACGTTCCCCGTGGTCACGAGACCCGTCTCAGCGTTCTGAAACTCCACTGTGTGCGGTGTGGTGTTCCCCGTGGCGGTGATGGCCGAGAGTTCGTGACGTGCGTTTACTGTTACCGTACCCATTGTCATGGTCCCACCGAGTTCGAGGTTCGTGCTGACGAAGCAGTTCCCGAGAACGTGGAGGTTGGCGTCTGGGCTGTCAACCCCGACCCCAATCTTCCCCGTGGTCGTGTCAATCACGGCATTCGATGTATCACCGACGCCCTTGAACGTGACCTTATCCACATCCGTGAACACAAGTTGACCATTCGCGGCCATTTCTACTATTGAGGGAGGTTTTTTTAAGTGACGAAGTCACTTGATACGAACGATATTCTTATAATTTTTCAAGTAATATGAATGAACCACTTCCCACGGTTATTATGTGATTAGTATCAGTAGTTATTCTATTAAACTGAACATTTACCGTCCTTCGTTCAGTATTTATCATATGGATTGTTGACACATATACACTACTTTGATTGTGATCGTCATAATTTCTTATATATCCCGTCGAAGCATTTTCTGGTAGACCATTACCACTGACGACGGGGCGAATTCCTATACTATTACGTATATTAGAAAGTGCGTTTCCGTCTCTACCAAGAGCACTTACGATCATATTTACGTGTATACTAATTCTCCATAAACCTGGAACCGGAACTTCAATATCACGTGTATTATTAGCATTTGGATTCACTACGGAATTGAAATAATCAATAGTTTTATCATACATCGGGTTTATGGTCCGATTGAAAGATGATGCTACAACATTTCTGTAGTACCAAGACCCCTGTGTTGCGGCGGTGACACCATCTGCTTGAAGAGGATCATTAAGATCTATACCAGTATCCAAATATGTTTTTAGAAAAAATGGTGTTGTAGGACGAATAGTTTTATGTATCTTATACGTCTTTGATGAATCCAACCAACCAAATGGTGTATATTCATCTTCAAAGGGGCTACCGTTTGGACCGTCAGCTGATTCAAATCGCAGTAAAAATGTCCCCCTGTTAGACGTAAACTTCCATGCGACGTAAGCCTTCTCCGTCGCTGTAAAATCCACGTTATCGGGCGTCTTATCTGGTTCTTGTGTTATAGAAGTTGCAATCCTCCCTCTAGAAATGTATACCGGATAATGAATAGACGCTTTCTTACTTGGCGATGCAATAACTTCATATTGTTGCCAGGATCCATTAGAAGCTGTGAGATACTCCACAGTTATTGATTGTGATGGATGCATAAAAAGTATCGCAAAACCTTCGAGCGCGTGTGGTGAATAATACACGTCCCCCACCAATTCCATCGGATGTTGTGTAACTAAATTACCACCGTCACCGTCACCTATACTCGTATTAAACACGGGAACACCCGAGGGTGACGAAAATGTATATGCATCTGAAATATACTCAACACGCCCAAAAAGATCGTGACTGTTTATTGTTTGTGCATGGTCAATGAAATTATATGATAAATCACTACCAGGTTTAAGTATACAGTGGTCACCTGCTATAGTATCTGAAAATCCATATTTAGACATCAGTATACGTCCACCAACCGCTTCAAATGTTATGTTATAATTTGCACTTATCCCATCAGCCACCTTTATCCACTGTGTAACTGTCTGTCTAGTAATGCTTATCGTGTGATCGGGTGTATCTTGAATTCCTTTATTGATGTAAATATTAACGGTTACGTTTTCATAAGGGGCATATATAAAAAAATATGCATCCTCATATCTAGTATTTTTCAAACCGAAATGAAACCCATTGTATATATAGGGGACTATTGTATGATGTCCATTGTAAGCATTCGCACTTGAAGACGTAAAGCCATTGTTGCCACCGACAAATACTATTGGGTTCATATCATTTGTATAATACTCGCGACCGGCTGTAATAGTGAATGTCCCCACTGTATTATCATTAGTTGTGGATGTTATGACTACTGATGTTGTATCGGTACTAGGAATATATTCGTATAATATGGTTCCCGAATTTGGTATAATATACTGTGCATCGTCATTCATCATTGCTACATATCTAAATTCTGATAACGTATCAATAAAGTGTGGTCGTAAATTTTCAAAATCGAATGTATATCGTCCATCTTCCTGGTGAACACGTCCTCGTATATCTAATTTTGTTTCCGGATTCGTCGTCCCGATGCCGACGTTGCCACCCACCGTATCCACGAAGAGCTTATTTGTACCCACCGCCAAGTTTGAGGATATCTTCGTGTCACCCACCACATCAAGAGTAGAAGTCGGGTCGGTCGTCTTACCGATGGAGAGGGCGTGTTCCGTGAAAATATTTGACCCCACCTCCATGAACGCCTCGGAGGCTGTGATAGCTTCGTAATCTTCTTCATTATCCGCAAAAATATCGGAAACAGATTTTGTATTGTCAAATGTTTTAGCGTAATCACGGATGTGCTCTAGTTTCAACTGGGATACGCTCGAAATGGACGCATCTTTCGTTTGAGCAAAAGCGATCGCGTGGGTTTCAACATCGGCCTCATCTGTACGTCCACCACTGATAGCCAAATTCACTAACATTCTGGGAACTTTGTTAAGTTTGCGTCTCTTGAATTTCATTTTTCCATTTTCAAATGCAATTTTGGCTCGATCACCCACCCAAATGGAGTTGGTATCAACATAAAGGTCGCGCACCTTATTCTCTGCGGAACCTATATCGAACGTAGCGTTCGTTGTAGGAATGATGTGTCCGGCGAAACGTGTACCACCGTTAATGTGGAGTGTATCTATTGGTGCGTTTGTCCCGATCCCAACATTCGATGTACTCGTATCCACGAAGAGATTGGCCGTACCCACCTCCACATTCGCGGTGGTCACGAGACCTGTAGTAGCGTTGGTGAGTTGTATGGTATCACCGGTCGAAGCCCCCACAGCTGTCACGGCAGAGAGCGCGTGGTACGCAGCTGCCGTGATGGTATTGATCTTGAGCGCACCCCCGACCTCAATGTTCGAGGTGGTGACGAACCCGGTTGTCGCGTTCGAAAACTGAACCGTATTGGATGTGACATTACCAGAATCTGTGATCGCTTGGAGTGTTGACGAAATACCCGTGAGTTTACTCCCGTCACCTTCGAAGTAGTCCGCGGCGACGTTCCCCGTGACCGTGAGTACGTTCGCATCTGCGTCACGAACGTAGAGGTTCGCACCGACTTGAAGCGTGTTACTGGTGAGGGTGTGTACGTTCCCGATCCCGACGTTACTCGCGATGTAGACGTCACTGTTCGTACCGTCCGACCACTGACTGAGCGTCCCTGTGATTGCGGATGGGGGGATAGACGTGAGACCCGAACCATCACCCAAGAACGAACCTGCCGTGACATTCCCCGCGACGACAATGTTACTGTCGACGACGAGACCCGTATTCGTGTTCGTGAACTGGACCGTGTTGGAGGTGGTGTTCCCGGCGTTCACGACATTATCGAGATTTAAGAGCTCATCTGTTGTGAGTTCAGACGTGACATAGATATTCCCACCATTCAATCTAAAGTTCTGGGCCTCAAGGTTCGAGGTCCTGAGTGTCGCATTCGTAATATCGAGGAAGCCTGTCGGTGAGTAAATCGGCATGCTCTCGTCTAGTATGAATGGAGGTTTTTTCTTACAAAGTGGGAGGCACTTTGGAGGAAATTTTATTGAGGAGGGGTTGGCCAAACGGGGTTCTCTGGATCCTCTGTGTTAGTAGGAAGATCTCGGAGTAACCGGCGATATACCTTCCATTCATCAATTTTTTCTTGTGGTAAGGGTGAATCTGAAATACTCACGACCCAATCACATTTTTGTAAGAGTGCATCTCGTTTTATTCGGAATTGTATGAGACTAGACTGAAGTACATCTTCTTTCACTTTATTTTTCTTTTCTTCGTTTAGTTGTACTACGACGTTTCCATTATCGTCTCTGGAAATATCTACAACTTTAGGGTCTATACCCGAATCAAGTTTTACGAATTCCAATCTCGACGATCTCGTTTTAACATCTTCTTCTGTACCCTCGAAACGGTCAACAATTTCGAGTGTACCAGGTTCAAGACAAAAATACCAACTCGTCATTTTATATAATACTATATTCTTTTTTAACCTAACAATGCACCTTGGAAACAGTTTCTATAATATGCTCCGTGATTACCATTAATAAATGTAATATTAGTACCACTACGTGCACGTATATCTACATATTGATTAGCGGATAAGTTAACTATATATACAGCATGTGTTTCATAATGGCCATCGTGTATAGGCATACCCTCTAAAATATCACGTCTTAAAACACCATCTACATAAAATGAGAAATACGCATCACCGAACTCGTTTGCTGTATCATGTGCAAGCACCGCAGCGAAAATGTAGGTTCCGGCTACGGGTGTTTTAAAACGTGACGTGGAAGTGTTGTAGTGTGAACCGATGTTATACGTTGTTGAATTGAACGTGAGTGTCGTTCCCGAACGACTAGTTGAATTATCCCAGGCATAAAAGGCGGGTCTGGATGGAGTAGTTACGATTCCATTATTTTTAATGGTTAATGCACTCGTTTGATGAGAACCTCCGTTGATATAGTTAATATGGAAACAACCATCAGTATCATCACCACGTATCCTCCACCCATACATATTAGAATCGTCTGTACCGTGGTGGATAAGACGAATTCCCTGCGCATACGCACTACCACCGTCACTTGCGATGGTTAGATAGGTATCACTTGTTTTAGTACTGGTATTACCAATCTGTAATTCCGTACTCGGATTCGTCGTCCCGATGCCGACGTTGCCGTCAGCGTTGATAGCCATAGACATCCTATCGGCATCAGTACCCGTACCCGAATTTGTGTAAAATTCTAAACGACCTATTCCACTATTTCCACCCGTGCCGTCAGAGACACCCTTAATTACTGCATAATTAGTCTGATAGTCTTGTGTTGTATGGTACGAACCCGCGAATGATATACCCGCGCCAGTACCAAAAACTTTAGTTCCCTTTTTTTCCAAAACTAAATAATGGTTTTGGTCGGTAAAGGGTCTATCGAGCGTATGATTAAAATCAGCCGATATTTCTAATTTCCCTTGGGGACTCACCGTCCCGATGCCGACGTTGCCAGTGTTGGTAATACGCATTTTCTCCTCTTGATAATTATCTTGCATGTTACCATTCGTCCCCACTTGAAATGACAGAAATCCATCTTCGGACCCGTCGGTGTTGTCTGCTATAGAACCAGTTAGACGTCCGTATGTAAATTTTTCACTGGCACTGTTTAATAACGCAAAGTCGACTGAACACCCATAGTTAGTATTATTACGAGATCTCGTAAGCTTAATTGATGATGTATCACCATATATCTCGAGATTACAATCCGGACTCGTCGTCCCAATCCCCACCCTATTATTCACAGAATCGACGACGAGAGTATCCGTGTCAAAGGTTGCCGCCCCAAAGGTTGTAGGTACGATATCCGCCGACCCGTCGAAGTTTACGCCCCCAATAGATCTAGGGGTTGTGAGGGTTGCCGCCGACCCTGTAGTGTTTCGGTCGAGTGTCCCAGTGGTTATGTTAGTCGCGTTTAGAGCCGTGAGCCCCGAACCGTTTCCGGATATGGTGCCATTTACGTCGAGGGTCGTCGCCGGGCTCGCCGTCCCCACACCAACCCTCGTCGTGGTCGCATCTATAAAAAGAATAGGGTTGGGGCTGTATTTAACTATATATGCGTCGGTTGTAGACGAAACAGGTAATTCGAGCCCATTACCCAAGGAAACTGTAGTTGTAGAATTATAGTATCCGGTCGCATATACATTCCCTCCCGAATCGACTGCTATACCATACCCTACATCAGATGACGTTCCTGATATTGTTTGATACCACTGTGCAGTTCCTGATGAATTGTATTTAACTATATATGCGTCGGTTGTAGACGAAACAGGTAAATTGATGTTATTACCTAAGGAAACTGGAGATGTAGAACTTTCGTATCTACCAGTCGCATATACATTCCCTCCCGAATCGACTGCTATACCATACCCTCTATTATTTGACGTTCCTGATATTGTTTGATACCATTGTGCAGTTCCTGATGTATCGTATTTAACTATAAATACATCGTTTCCAGACGAAACAGGTAAATTGATGTTATTACCTAAGGAAACTATAGTTGTAGAATTATAGTATCCGGTCGCATATACATTCCCTCCCGAATCGACTGCTATACCATACCCTGTATGATTTGACGTTCCTGATATTGTTTGATACCACTGTGCAGTTCCTGATGTATCGTATTTAACTATAAATACATCGTCTCCAGACGAAACAGGTAAACTGAGGTTATTACCTAAGGAAACTGCAGTTGTAGAATTATAGAATCCGGTCGCATATACACTCCCACTCGAATCGACTGCTATACCAAACGCTATATCAGATGACGACCCTGCGATTGTTTGATACCACTGTGCAGTTCCTGATGTATCGTATTTAACTATATATGCGTCGGTTGTAGACGAAACAGGTAATTCGAGCCCATTACCCAGGGAAACTGTAGTTGTAGAACTTTCGTATCTACCAGTCGCGTATACATTCCCACTCGAATCGACTGCTATACCATAGCCTATATCAAATGACGTTCCTGATATTGTTTGATACCACTGCGCAGTTCCTGATGTATCGTATTTAACTATATATGCCTCGCTTCCATACGAAAAAGGTAAACTGAGGTTATTACCTAAGGAAACTGCAGTTGTAGAATTATAGTTTCCGGTCACGTATACATTCCCTCCCGAATCGACCGCTATACTGCGTCCACCATCCCGTGATGAAGGAGATCCTCGACCGGCGATTGTTTGATACCATTGTGCAGTTCCTGATGTATCGTATTTAACTATATATACATCGTCTAAATACGTGCTAGGTAATACGAGCCCATTACCCAAGGAAACTGGAGATGTAGAATTATAGTATCCGGTCACGTATACATTCCCACTCGAATCGACCGCTATACTGTGTCCAGACTCATATGACGATCCTGCGATTGTTTGATACCAGGTAGGAAATACACTATTACCCACTTCTAAGTTTGAGGAAACGTAGGCGTCACCCTCGACGTGGAGGTTAGCGTCGGGGCTCGCCGTCCCCACACCAACCCTCGTCGTGGTCGTATCCACAAAAAGGTTCGCCGTACCCACCTCAATGTTCGAGGCTGCGTTGAACGCTTTCGTGGGGTTATTGAAGTTCACGGTAGATGCTGTGTTCGAACTCATCACGATATCGATCTGGTCAAGGTTGAACGCCGATGCGTACACGTTCCCACTCGTCACCCTGAGGTGGGCATTGTTTACATCTAAGAACGTATCGTTTCCGTTCATTTCTACTATTTGGGGAGGTTTTTTTAAGTGACGGAGTCACTTGATACGAGTGGCTCTGCCACTCGGCGTGATTTTTCTTACAAAGTGGGAGGCACTTTGGAGGAAAATTT